GAACCGCCGACCTTGGCTTTACAAAAGCCCTGCACTACCGCTGTGCTATAGAGGCGAGGTGGGTAGAGTTGGATTTGAACCAACGTAGGCAGAGCCAAGGGATTTACAGTCCCTCTCCTTTAACCACTCGGACATCTACCCTTCCGAAGGTGTCAAGAATACATTACCAGCAATGGTAGTTCCTGTGCCGCCACTGAGAACATAGTGTTCTACAAATGATGGGAATATTATTATATCACCATTATGTAGTTCTGGTCTATAGTCCATCGTGAAATACTCATCATACATGGCCATCTGGGATTCCACCCTAAACCTATAAGGATTAAGGAAGACTGTTCTGGATACATCAACATCCTCATATAATATAAAACTCCACTGTGAATAACAGTGGATATGAGGATCTTGAAAATCCTGATTAGTATAAGTATTCCTCCAGATCTCATCTATCTTAGCAGCACCATACTTAACACCAATGGTATCAATGTTTCTACTAATGACTTCAGATAAGTGTTCAATAGTCCCATGACTAACTTGCTTATTAGTTCTGAGACTGGTCATCAAACCTGACCTAAAGGTAGGTTGTTGACTCTCATCTATGACTTGAATCTTCTCTAAATCTACCTTATCAATGAAAAATGGAACGGAGAAGAACTCATTCCGCATCTTTCTTGATATCTTGGTGTAATCGTTCTAGTGCTTCTTTTACTTCAGGAGTCTCTTCCCATTCCCAAATTTGACTATGCTTGTCGTTCTTCTTCTTGATTGTGTGTGTGCGTTTTACCATTTTCAATCTCCTTATGTAAGTAAGCAATTTCATTGTTGAGACCTAGGATCTGTCTCTCATTCTCTTCTGAGGCTCTTTCCAATGCCCTTACTTTATGATGTAAATCGGCAATGGCAACCCCAAACGCATCAATATTTTGAAGTAATAAGTCATTACCAAATGCTGTTGGGTTGTCACCCTTTGCAGCATAGGCCATGTCCTCAACTTTATCACATCTCTCCTTGTACTCCTCCATGTCCATAAGTTTTTCCTCCTAACAGTAGTCCATGTAAACATTACCAGAAATGGTAGTCCCTTCATTACCAGAATTTACCATGTGCATCAAGAATGATGGAAATATGATAATACTTCCTGGCTCTAGGTCTGGTTTATAATCTAAAGGAAATGCCTCCAAATTATTACCCATTTGATTCTGGATCAAACCCATTGATGGGTTTAAAAAAGAAGTCTTGGGACGGAGATCAACATAAATGATGAAACTCCACTGACAGCCTGGATGAAGATGGGCATCTTGATAGTGATGCTTATCATATCTATTATACCATATATGCCCGAATTTGGGGTTTGCCCCCAAAAGATTTCCATCATATAAATTCTGATTGATTATACTAGATAAGTGTTCATATGCCTCATTTTCAAGAGGTAGTTTCTTAGCGAAAGTAGATGGGACACCTGCATCCCATGTGGGTTCAGTTGCCATCTCTGGTAACTTAATCTTCTCGATGTCAACCTTATCTTCAAAGATAGGAATAGCAAAAATTTCTTTCTTCATTACGTAATTTCTTTCCAGTTAAAGTCTTCTATCTTCTCAGCTTGCGAGAGTTGTCTCTTACCTTTAGCATTGAGGAATCCTATTGCCTGTAAATAACCCCAAGCTTGAGTCTCATCCTCGTTTCTCAACTCTCGTAAACTGTCTGCACCACCTATATAGTGATTGATTTTTGGTACTGCGGCATTAATAGTATTATTCATTTCTTCCTCTGCTGCAGCAATGGCAGCATCATAAGTACCACAATCGCCTGGAATACTACCGCCTGGAGGAGTATTCTCATATGCCATAGTAGTATTAGCAGTTCCACCAACAGCAATAACAATCTGATGTCCTTCTGAAGCATATATTGGATCTACTGCACTACCACCTGAATTAAATGGATAATACACTGGCCAATTAGTCGTTCCAACCCAATATTCTGCCCTACCATTACCAACGGCAGGTTCTGGTTCATCCTTTATCTGACTCCACTGTGCAACAATATCAGGATCACCATTATTAATAAGTTCTAACTTATGTCCTTTACCTATCTGAGCACCTTTAGCAATAGCAATCTCTACTGGATCTATTGGGTTCTTAGAAGATTCAAAGTCTATATCTGAAGTATCGCCTGGTCTTACAACTAAGAAAGAACTATTAATTCCTGTAGAACTTGCTGGTGCGCTCAATGACAAATTATAATAAGTAGATACAACACCAACATAGAATGATGTACCAATAGTAGAGGCAATACTTGCACTGACTGGATTACTTAAAATTGCATAGTCTAGAGTAACACTCATGGCACTTTGAATACCATTGGAAGTTGTATAACTCACAATACCTATAGCAGTACCGAATCCAGTAATTTCTGTATTATTAGGTATCATTCCTCCACCAGTCTTATTTGATGCACCATAGAACTTATCACCAACACTAAAGTCAGTTATAAATCCTACCTTCTGATCACCATAAACTTTATTATCTCCTGATGTACAGAATCCAGATACGGCATATGCTTTAGCATCATAACTGGTAGTACCTATACCAGTCACTGCTGTTGAAGAACCTGCTTGAAATATTACTGCATAATCTAATGAGTCAGTAATATAATCTCCAATTTGAATAGTTTGGATAGAAGTGTTTGTTGCTAAACCAACCATATCACCAGCATCTTCATCCTGTAAAACAAGAGATGCACTACCTACAATAGCATCTGCATTATCAATAATCTCTACTACGTTAGATCCATACTCTCTATTCTTAGGATACTTCCAATACTTTGCACCATAATATCCTAAGAACTTATATGTGGCAGGATCTTTTACTACCTTATAAATTTGAACATCTTGATTATACCAGTTATTATTTGATTCTTGAAGTTGCCATGCAAGATCACTCCTACATCCATGAGTAATTCTGGCACGATATGCAGTCTCTACTGCCTTAATCTTAGTATTGATAGGTGAAATAAGAGGAGGTATCTTATCATCCAACTTATTAATTAACTCGTCATACTCATCAATAATAACATCCTTAAGGGCCAATTGCTCCGCAATAACCTCAGCCTCTGTTGCAGACTGTTGTTTACTATCTCTAAGTCTCTTGGCTATTGCCTGTGGATCTGCCATTGTTTCTTAAGTCCTCATCGTTATTTATTGGACAATTCCAACCATTGTTCAGGATGTGTTGATCCCTGTGAGTAGTCAGAATACTCTGGTTTTAAAGTAACTCTTATATCGCCAGGAATAACTATTCTTTCTTCCTGTTCGTTAGAAACTCTTTGGGTACTATGTATGGTATCAGCGGGGAATATTACCACCGTACCTTCTTTTGGAGTAACCGTATAATAATTACAATTATATTCATTAAACATCTTTATCAAATTTTTCTGATTAGATGTTTCAAATAAGCCTCCAACAGATTCATTTCTATTAGTATTCTGCATAAGTAATAACCTATCAGAATTCTCATCTGTTTTAACATAATAAATGAAACTTAGATTAGTTTCATTATGGTTATGAGGTTTCAATACTGGCACTTCGGGGTTATGAAATCCAGTCCACGACTTAACTACATGATAACTAAGTTTATCATAATCTACATTAAGAACCTTATAATATTCATCAATATGACTACTTAACTCAGTAAAGAATGAACTATACTTTGGATCATTATGTAGAAATATTTTACCAGAGAACTCTGGACTCTCATTCTGATACCCATTAAACCAATAATCCCTCAAAGAACTTAAGTAGTGCTTAAATTCCTCATGGCACTCAACTTCCCCTTGATATACAATCAACGGAAAGATTTTATGTATCCTCATAAACCGTTAATATTATACTCCTTATTATCGCCTGGATAGTCCCTTGGTGTCAAGCCCTTGTATTCAACATGTAATGGTTCTCCGAGTCTATTGGCCCATATATCATAATAACAATTGATAGAAGTTCCAGTGCCTGACTTGATTTCTACCTTTGTACCCCAATCAATAACATCACCTACATATAGATCCTGTGGATGATTAATTGCAGTTAATTGAACCGAAATACTCTCTGGATCTATCAATCCTTTCCAATAATCAGGGAGTTCAATAACATTCTTATCTTTTAATATACCACGAATATAAACAGCAGACTCTGGGCCTTCTGGACAAACATGTCTTAGTCTATGATTATTTTTAGTAGGATGTGGAATATCGAATCCCTTCTTAGAAGAAATTCTAGCACTCAACATAGTAATAGTTGGACTACTAATTGTACCACCAACTCTAAGTGTGCCACCAATAGTTACCTTACCTGCAACAGTAAGATTGGCATTAAACTGTGAATTATCATTTGCAACGTTTAAAGCATTCTTTGTATTGACTCCATTGGTTATACTAGTGGAGTTCCTAATGGTAGGTGCATACTTAGTACACAAAGCATAATAGTTATTCAGTGTATAGAAGTTGGTAACACCAGTTCTATAGTTTGATATACCATCAACCTGTAATGAATATGGAGGTGAAGCAGGGATACCAATAGGAGGGCCTATCATCACAGTTGCCTGTGGTATTCCTTGATTAGGTATCAGTCCACAATAAACAGGGCCATTAACCGCAAGGGTGCCTGGATATATTTTTGATCCTGGCGCAAGGAATGATGTATCTAATGCTCCGATGACTTCTTTGTCACCGACCATCATTATCGAAACGGTCTTTGCCATCTATAAGAAATCCTTAAACTTATCGAATGTGGAGATCAAACTACCAAGGAATCCTGCCTGTTTCTTATCAGTCTGAGTACCTTCTTCTACTGATACCCCACCACTAACCTCAATAAACTGGGCTCCCATTGATAGACTCTTCCTTGCAAGAATATTAATATTAGTTGCCTTTTGGTTCATAACCGCACCATCTAATAATATATGTTTAGCAGACTTTAATGTAAGTTCTTCTTTAGCATCAAGTCTTACATTTCTTGCCTTTAATATTATATCACCATCTTGCGCTTCTAGAACAATATCTCCAACAGAAGCACAAATTACCTTTGTTGGTTCACCTGCCTTACCATCAATTCCAACAGTCTCATAAGAAGTTCCATTGACAACTAACTTATGTAAACCGTTCTTATAGAATGAAAATCCTTGAAGTTCGTTGCTGACCATCTCAAAGTCAACATACTCATCTTTAAGATCACCATCAGGAATCTTTATACCAGAAGCAATCCTAAAGCCAGGATACGTTCCATAGTATTCCTGAGTCGTGGTTTGTTGTATATCTAACTTAGAGTCTTCAGCCATTAAGATGTTACCCCTCTACCTGTAAGTGGTTTACCAACACAATCAATAACATCAATAACCAATACCCTATTTCTATCTGGTTTTTCTCCAACATCAGCAACGTAATCAGGACTATATGATACCACAGGAATTAATTGAGCCCCAGTACCAGTCTTAGTATTTATTGTGACCTTTGGAGTCACTTTATGTTTGTCTTTACAAGCAATATCTCGAACTCCAACAACAGAACCAGCAGGAGTCAATAATAGATTGAAGTAACAATCACCCACCTGACCTATATCACCATCTGTATATCCAATGCCAGGTCTATATGGAATAAGAGTTGTCACAATACCAACAGCCTCACTACCAATACCAGAAATTCCTCTGGTTGTAAAGTTATAAGTATCGGTCTTTGCAATACCAGCAAACTGGTTATTATTCATATCTAAAAATGAACCCTCTGTCATTGAGACAAAATATTCTGTATTTGGTTTAAGATCATTTCTAGGATTTATCTGTACAATCCTATCAGATAAGAAAGTTATTCTAGAATCTCGTACAGGTATCTTCTCATGAGTCGCATTGGTTATTGACTCTGTGAGTGTAATATCACCTGCACCCTTCAATACTGGTTCATTGAAAGTAACTGATAGATTTACGGCAGTTTGAACTCCAACTGCATCATCAGCAGGAGTTGTAAATGTAATATATGGAGCAACATCTTGTGTTCCTTCAATAACTTCAGGCCCTTCAGTAACAGGGAATTTTGGAGGAACTACATTGGTTGCCTGACAATATCCAGATCCATTAGTAATCATGTATATGTCAACAATACGACCACTACTATCTAATATTGCTTGTGCTTTGGCTCCACCACCATGACGAGTCTTATCAATAAGAGCAATAAATGGTGGTTCTGTATATCCAAATCCTGCATCCAAAATTTCTAATGTTAATATACTACCATTAACAGATGATACTATAGGAAGAAGAACAGCAGTCTTAGTACCATCTCCATGAACCTCTACTTTAGGAGGGATACAATCTTCCCATATAAATCCTGGCGGAATGGAATCTCCCAGATCATCCTGATTCTTAGGACTACTGGTTTTCTCATTACAATCAAATAATTCAGGAACTCCAGCACCCATTAAACTTAAGAGTGAGAACCTATCCTTAATACCTAAATTTGCAGCCTGATCTAAATTATTAATTGTATCCATACTGCCCAACATACCAGCAAAACTCACTTGAGGTTTCTGAGTTAAGCCCATTCCTTGTGACCAATCTTCATATTCCTTACATTGTAGATTATCACAAGCCAAGAATGAAAGTAACATATCAATATATGATGATACTTTACCCAGTAAACTACCAATACCACCTATAGCACCAGTCAACCAATCTAATCCCATTGTAATTGGTCTTAAACCTTCACTGATTTTATCATTAACATCTGCCATCAATGCACCAACTGCCTGTTCCACAGCGCAAGCAGTATTGTTTAATGACTTACCTACCATATCCTTCAGCATATCCTTGATATTCTTACCAAGATCAATACCAAGTTTATCAAAGATACAGAAGATAATATCCATTATCCTCTTGAAAGCATTTACTACTGGAGATTTTTGTGGTTCTGGAACTATTAACCCAATAAAATCTCTGAATCTCTTTCCAAGTAAACCTAATATCTTATCTCTAAGTGTATTAATAATCTGTTTGACAAGTCCAGTAATCAAACGACCAGCCTTACCAATTATCTTATTAATATCCTTTATCATATTCCTTGCAGTATCAATATAGACACCAGCATATTCTGTAAGAGAATTTACTGTCTTGAGGAAACTTCCTATAACATGTGTAATATCACTAAGGGCATCATTCTCACATGCATTATTTCTTGTGTGAGGGCCTAAACTTATATTTGCAAAGGCAACATCTGATGCTCTGGCTTTACTAATACCTTCTCTTCCTCCTGCTCGTTCTCCCTTCTCCTCAGATCCATCAGATTTCTTTATTTTCTTTTCTTCACCAACTTTATTTGTAGCGTTTTGTGATGGCGTTCCTGCTGTTTTTGCATCTGGTAATGGTTGCGTGGTAAGTCCCTCTGCACCCGACTCTCTTCCACTACCAATACCAAAAGCATTTTCTCTCTGAGTTTTATCTCTGTCATTAAAGTTCGTAGGCCCTTGTTGAATTAAAAATCCATCGGAGTTTTTAGGCCCCAATGGATTTACATTCCTAGCCAATGCACCAAAGATGACTGGCTGTTGTGCTTCTTCACCATCCAAGAAGAAACCGAAGACTGTTTCTCCTCCTACCATTCTAGAACTTTCACCTAAACATGCCTGTCCACTACCAGAGGTAGCATCAACCAGAACATGTGACCAAGGTAAATCTTCGTCTGCTAATATACTATCATCAAATGGATGATAACCTATAATTCTAACTCTACATCTAAATGCCCATCCAGCGTCAGTGTCTGTCGCTTCGTCACGCCAAACTTTAGGTGGGGCAACTCTGCCTATCCACCATACAAAACCATCTCGGCCAATAAAATTGGTCTTTAATAGGGCACTGTCTAACATTATTCATTAATCGTCATAAATCAAGCACTCTGGCTCGTCTGGATGCTGGTCGCAAAAGAGTTCGATGCAATTAGGATCGTGATGATCTCCTGCAACTATCTCGTCATGATGATGTTCTTCGTATTCAACTAAATCATGAAGTTCTTCCTCAATATGTCTCCTCGTTTGAGGATTTGTCTGAGGATTGTCAAGGATCTCTTTGTCCTTGGCGATATGTTGTTCTATACTTTCCATAAATTGTCTCCAAATGTTTTAAATCAATTTAGTCCAAATGAATCTCGTATAAGATTTAAGGCGGTAACGTTTTTACCTTCAGATAATTCAAAGTGATGACGTAGACTACGAATAATATAAAATCCACTAAGTTGTTGATCAACTTCTTTTTTATCAGCTGTATCAGTACCACCTTCATTAGCAGCTGGCCCAGAAACGGGAACCACTACATTGATGATGCCACCAGCACGTAATCTAATATTACATGGTACAGTTATATTTAGTGACTGTGTGAAGAGTAATGTGTATCTAGAGAATGCTCTAGCCATGTCCTCATCCTGTCTACCAGAACCTTCTGTTTCACCATCGTCATTAGTTTCTTTTAGTGAAGGCCCTAACATACCTCTATCACCTACTCTAACTAAAAGTCTAGAAGCATATTCAGTAATATCTCCTGCAGGGATTGGAACTTCACCAGCAGCAGTCTTCATACCATCTCTATGCAACTCTTCTTTTAGTTTATGATGGATTACATTCGTACTCCAATCTACAGGATTAAAGAAATATGTCAAGTTAGAGTATAACCCAACTCTAAGATTCTTTTGTAGATTTGTTGTCTTATCCATATAATGATGGACAATCTTATGATCGTTATCTGATTCCTCGCCAGGATCAACAGAGGTTGAGAAAACATATGTCTCTATTTCTGGTGGTGCATCACCACCAGCAGATATAAGTAACTTAGGATCAACATTCTCAGTCGAGGCAATTATACCATCTACTGATCTAAACTTATATCCATCAAAATCCTCATAGAATAAAAATCCAGAAGTACCTCCAGCTTTACCAGTAGTTGCTGGTTGGGCCTTAGGACATAACCAAGTACAAAGATAAAATGGTTTTCTAGTATTACCAATAAACTCATACTGTGTGATACTCTTCTCCACCATCATCCTTTCTGGTGGAACTTTCAATACATCTTTAAGAAGAGTTTCTATATGCGTACTAATCTCTGCCTTCTTATATCTGTTTTGACATCTAACAGTCTCATTCATTAAATTCTGCAATGAACTACAACATAGAGTAAAAATCTCTTGGTTCTCGTTCTTACTAACCTCTTCAATACCAGTAACATACAAAGGATTATTTTGACCGTCATCAGTAGTAAATTTTATATCACCATTATTAGTTCCAATAACCATATCAAGCCTCTCATATCCTCTGAGAGGTATCCTACTAAGCATATTTGTAGTATCGGAACACTTCAAATAACAAGTAATTGCAGGAGATAATATATCCTCGTAATAGTCTATCTGGACTACCTTACTGGTTATATTCTCAGCACTTAATCCAGATTTGGAAGTATCAGATTGTTCTCCAGATCCATACTTAACTTCCTGATCGGGAGTTACAGTAATATCTTTAAAATCTACCTTATTAAGACTTGACATTATGAAGCTCCTAATCCTTGTATTTGCATCATAGCTAAAGTGGTTGCTGAATCCTCACCTAAAGGAATAAATTCTGGTGATTGTGGTTGTGCTTGTTGAGGCATACTTGGTGTCGGTTTTGGTGATGGAGCATCCTCTGGTGGAAGTGCAAGAATAGTAGGTTGTCCTCCTCCACCTCCTTGTGCAACATCATATTCTGGATATTGCTCTGGTGCTGACTTATCTATAGATCTTCCTTCAACCTGAGATGCATCACTCGTCAACAAAGGATTATCAACAGCACCTCTTTCCATTTGTTTTCCAGACCCATACTCTTGGAAGAAAGCATTATCTTCATATCCACCCCTATCCACAACATCACTACCCTCTACTTTACCACCAAGAAACTCTGTTCTACCACCAACATGTTTTGCAGCCTCTGACTGTAATTCAGGATTCTGTAAATCTGCTGCAGTCTTATCATATAATTCCTCCATTTGTTTCCTAGTTACATCTTGTCCTCTCCTCTCATAATAAGACATCATTGCCACTACTGCACTCTTTCTGTCTGTAATATTCTTAAACTCCTTAGATGTCTTTGTACCAGGCCCTTCGGATACATTAGGATCCTTATATGCAGGTTGATATTGACCATCAGCAGTAACTACATCTTTAATACTACCACCAGGCACATATCCATCAGCATGTCTATTATAGATTGACTGTGCAACATCTGCTCTTGATTGAGAATCTCCACCTTCCAAAGCAGAAACCGCAGTTAAAGCAGCAAAGTCCTCACTCTCAGTATCCATAGATCCTGTAGAAGTAGGTTTCTTCTGACCCATCATATCTTCTTGAGGTGATGCCTTGGTTATCTTTATAGGAACCTCGGTAACCTCCTCATCTTTACCTTCTTTCCTCTTTTTATTCTTCTTATCAAAATCAAATGCATTGAATGTCAGTGCATCTAACAACCCAGCACCCATTCGTTTTACTTTCTGGCCAGGCCCACCACCAACTACCTCTGGTTTGCCTTCCATGAAAGATCCTGCCTTGGTCAACTTCTCGAATCTAGCAATTAATTCAGCAAACCTATTAGTATCTTTAACAGTTACATCAAGTTCACCAACATCACTGGTTCCAGACATAGCCTCTATCTTCTCAGGACTTTCCTGTGATAAGGCCTCTTGAGACTCTTCAACATCTGAAGGTGTATCTTCTGGTTTTAACTTACCTTGTTTCTTATCTTTGTCTATATTCTTGACATTTTCTACGGTACTCTTACTAATATCCTTACCAGACTCAGTAGTTTTATCTAAATCATCTTTAGCTTTATCCTTTGTTTGTTGTGCCTTTTGTACATCTTTCTGAACTGCATCCTTATCACCACCATAAGCACCCATCATATGTGAAGTCACATCCATTGGCCCAGCCATTGCTCCCTTAGCAAGTAACATAGGAAGTAATATTAAAGCACCAGCACCCTTCATGAGATTACCCATGAGGCCACCACCCTTAGCAACAGGTTCAAACTTAGTTATAAAATTCTGTGCCCTCTGTATTTCAGAATTCTGAGGAATATCATTTCCTACTTTACGACTAGACAAAAACCTTTTAAATCTATTGATACTACTTTCAGCGGTATCAACAGACTTCTGAGCTTTCTGATTAACTTTTAATGTGGATATCGAAGTCTTCATTACAATGCATCAACTATATTAAAAGTAGACTTGGCATAAGGGGTATGGAGATTCCTCCTATCCATTGATAACAAAGAAGGAACTTTGTTTGCTGGATCCTTAAGTACAGTTTGTGGTTGTGACTGCCCTCCCTTAGAGTCCTTACGTTTACCTATCTTTATTGGAACTATACCACCTTCTCCACCATCTGCACCTCCTTTCTTAGCTGGTTGAGATATTGCGTTCGCATTATCCTTTCTAAATCCAAGAGCAGAATCAACCATACCTCTTAGTCCTTTACCAAGCCAACCAGCTGCACCTTTTACTTTTCCACCTACCCACTTTGCTGCTTTAACTTGTGGAAGTTGATTAAACATACCCTTAGCACCACCCACAGCACCTTTTTGAATCTTCTCTCTGTTCTCTTTAACCATCTGAATCAACTTATACTGTGGAGTAGACTTAACAATCTTTCCAGCAACATTCTTAACACTCTTAGTAGTATTCTGTATGAAACCACCCAATCCACCTTTCTTACCTTCTTTACCTTGTTCTCCTTGTTCACCCTTCTGAACCATACCTTCAACACCAGAAGCTTGTTGTTCTGATTTACCTTTCACTAAGTCGGATTTGGTAGCACCAGATCCCTCTTGCATCATTAAATCTTCAAGTTGATTCTCCAATTCCTCCAGTCTGCTCTCCATCCTATCAGTCTCTTCAATTTCTTCAATAGATTCATCATCCCTATTATTAACTTTCCTTCTCAGTGTAGTATGTTCTTTCTTTTTATCTAATATCTCTTGTTGAAGTTCATTCCCATTAATAACCTTTCCATCCTTAGAATCAATCTTTAACGTAAAGACTTGATCAGATTTATCAGAATCATAGACAGTTAAATCATCTGTCCTATTACCCTGCATATCCTGTTTATGCCCACTCTTAAAGATATCTTTTTGCGAATGAGTATCAACCTCTTTCTTCCCTTTCTTCATTTTGTTTAAAGGGTTCAAGAAATCTAAGGTATTATTGAACTTCTCCAATACACCTTTAAAGAGATTCTTTCTCTGTTTCTTAGCTTTAGATTCTTTTTTCTTCTTCTCTTTTTTCTTCTTCTTAAATCTACCCTTTATAAAATCAATACCCTTCTTCCACAATCCCTTTCCAGCAGCTACTGCACCACCAAATAATGCTACCTTGGCTATATGAGGTGCAGCAAGAGCAGCAACTCCAGCAAGAGCAAGACCTTTGAATAATGTTCCTATAAGTCCACCACCTTTCTTCTGTTTAGCCCTTGCTAATTTTGTTATAAACGTACTTGCAACTTCAGTTGCCTTATTAAGGAAATCTACTGCACCCTGCATAGATCCTTTCATTCCATCAAGACTAGATCCAAATCCTCTCAGTGAATCCAATCCACCATCAAAGATCTTACCCATGAACTTACTAGGATCAAAGGAATCTACTTTGGCTTCAATCTTTTGTGATAGTTTTGGAACAAGGTTCTGAACTTTAGTCTCTACCAGTTTATTAATCTTCCTTATACCACCCTTTTTAAGGTCTGGTCTGATAGGCCCTATCTTCTTACCAGTTCCCTTTAATATATTCTTACCTTTTATCGAACCCTTTGGGGCTCCACCTACACCACCATATACGCTCTTCCTACTCCCTTTCTTCCCAAGGAGGCTACTCTTCTTCTTAACGCTAGACACACCCTTCCCAACTTTGGGTGCTTTAAACATTTTAGATGAAAATTTAGCCATTAAGCTGTGCTTCTCGTTGCTTTTGTTTTAGGTTTTCTTCCTCAATATGTAATCTAAGGAGTCCAACATAGATGTCTCGTTCCCACGGAGGCATATTTTCTATATCCCATAATGAATATTTATGGTACTGCATGAGAGCAAAATTAATTCTGAAGTATGTCTCAAGATCAATATGAGACATACTTAACCGAAAAAATCTGTTAGCCCCTCCAGTACAACAGTATTCTTTTTCTTAGTTTTGGGATTAGTGACCTCAAGAGTATGAGTCAACTTAGGCATTGTCTCAAAGAATTCTTCGATCTTTTGAAACTGTGCAGAAGTAAGAGACTCTACCCATTCTTTTAATTCTTTCTTAGTACAGTCAGAAGCTGCAAAGACATCAGACTCATTATAAACACTGTCAATACATGAAGCAATGATTTCAAATGACTGATCAACTGCATCCTCACCTTCTTGATTAAAGTTAGTCTCTATAAATTGACTCATTGAAGGATACTTCATCCTCACACTATAATCATCATCTAATTGTACGTCTGGAGTGTGATCCTCATTCTTTGTTACTTGTATATCATCAATAGCAACACCAACAGCGACTTCTGTTTCGCCATCGTCACCACATGTAACAAGGAGATCAATTGTTTCACCCACTGATTTGCCACGAATATTCAAAAAGAGATATTCTATGTCAAAACTTGGTAAGTTTTCAACTTTAATACCCCTAGTAATAACACAGTTCTTTAGAACTTGTTTAACAGCGTTGGTTATTTGTTTTTGATCTTCGGTCTCTAGTGCAAGTATAAGAATCTTTTCTTCTTTTACCAGAAATGGTCTATATTTTATAGTTTTTCCATTTGAAGGTAATTTCAACTCATACTCAGCCGTATGGATTTTTGGTAAAGGCATGATTTAGTATTTAATCGTTATTATTTAGAGCGGTTTACGAGGCGTTTAACTTTTGTAAGAATCTTCCGCTGCTCTTGTTTCCTTGCTGATTAGGTAATCCTTGTCTATCCGAACCTGAAGTTAGTTGTCCTCCCTGATTATTTGGAGGTTTAGCAGCATCGCCAAGATGATTAACAATATAATACCTATCATAGGTAAATTCTACTTGACATTCCAAAATTTGTCCAGCCTGATAATTTAAAGCAATGTCCTGTATAGATGTAGGAAATGCATTTACAAAAACATAAGTAATAGCATCAGGTGTATAAGATTCTCCTGCTCTTCCCACAGAAGAAATATTATATCTACCACCATCAACACCAGTTCCTAGATTCTTTTCAAACTTAGTAACTGCAAGATTCTTTTTATATTGACTAGGATATCTAAACCTGTGATATGCATAACTCTCATCATTACTTGGATAACCGCCAGGAAATGCCATATCAGGTGTTACTCCCTCTTGACCGACATATAATGGATTCATAAAATTCATCCACTCTTGAAATAGTCTCAGAATCTTATAATCAGAAGATACATAGAAACCTATAGATATATCTGTATACTGTCTCTGTGTTGCAAATCTTTCTGTAATTCCCTGTCTACTACCTATTTCCTGAGAAACATTCATAGATGTTCCAGGCAACATAGCCTGATTACATAACAACTCATACCTTTGTTTAGGATCATCTGTTCCCAATACTCCAGCACTAGTCAACCATTGATTCAAACCTTGTGCTTTTCTTTTATCAGAAGTAATTTGTTGTCCTGCTGATGAATCGGCAGGAAACTGTCTTATAGGTTCTGGAGGTTCAGAACCAATATCCATTGTTATCTTGAAGAAGTTAGATAACGAAGGAGCACCCAAAGCTTCTTGGAAACTCTGTAATTCCCTGTAAGAATCCTTATTATAAAATAAAGAGACAAATTTATCAGCTTGATTTACAGAATTATCTTCCAATATGTTCTCATACCCAGGCTCCAGATCGGAACTTGTAGTTCTGGCTACTAAATCACTTGGTTTAAAGTAACGTGATTGTTGACCTGCCATCTAAATAAAACTATGACTTAACATACTATGTATATGAGTTTTTATGGCTTATAAAGGGAAATTTAGACCAAAACGACCTAAAAAGTATAAAGGTGACCCAACACAGATCATTTATAGATCACTTTGGGAGAAAAAGTTCATGGAATACTGTGATCTAACAGAAAATATAAGTCAATGGCAGTCTGAAGAATTCTGGATACCATATAAAAGTCCCTTAGATAATAAAGTACACAGATACTTCCCAGACTTTTTTATTAAATATAGAGATGCACTGGGAAAGACAAGAAACGTAGTGATTGAAGTTAAACCAGCAAAACAACTTAAGATGCCCAAGAAAAACCCCAAAAAGAGAACTAAATCATGGGCATATGAAGTACAGACATACGTTGTTAATCAAGCGAAGTGGAAAGCAGCAGAGTCCTACTGTGCTGATAGAAAGTATGAATTCAGAATCATGACCGAAAAAGAACTAGGAATCGCATGATTGCAGCAGAAATTAAAGAAAAAGCAGGCAAGAAATTCCGAAGTGGAGACTGGTATGTCTCCGAATTGGAAGGTGCCTTATCTGAAGTACAAGAACATAATACAAGTCTCAGTGACACACAGGGATTTGAAATGCATGGTATGTACTTCTTTTCATATGGTGTAACACACCCAGACAGATACGAATTCTGGGATGTTCAACCATTAGCAGTTGTACTAAGAATGGATGTTGATGGGTGGTTAGGATGTAACTTACATTATATAAATCCTGATTATAGGGATTCTGTTGCAAATGGCTTACTAAATAAAGGTACGACTGTGCCTAAAAATAGTATACATAAGTATCACTATGCTGGCATAGGGAATCAGTATAGAGTACCAGATGATGAAGATTGGGCAGGGATATCCCTTTTGCCTACTGAAAAATTTATACATAAAAGTGGTAGAAAATACCCCAAACATAAAGCCTTCAACTGGCGTCAATAATGTCCCAAACCATTAACGAACAATATAACGTCAACATTACGGGCAACCGTATGACGTTCAAAAAAGGATATCTCCAGGCTTTGCAGGTAGAATCTCAGAGTGGAGATGAGGTTTTTATTGGCGATGAAATAAAACAAGGAAAGGAAAACGGACAAGTAGAAAAATATAAGGTATTCAAAAAGCAAGGAGGAGATACGACAGTCAGACCAGTTGATGATTTAGGGCAAGAAAAACCAAACAGAAATGCAATATACAAAAATGGAAAATGGGATCAGAATGAAATAACTCCAGAAACTATTAACGGAGCACCTAACCCAGAACACTTAAATCCTAAAAAACAAGCAACTCACGACGTACAGATAAAAAATGGGGTTAAAGCAAGCAATGCCGCTATAGGTGAAAACAACCAAGCTTGGACAAATGAATCTAATGCACCAGATGGAATAGAAACAAGTTATAATGACACTGATAGTTGGAAATCAAACCAAGTTCTTGATGGAAAGGTAGCACAGAACAATAATTCTCAAGAAAAAAATATGTGGTGGAAAACAGTATCATCTGGATTAAGTAAAGCTGCTAAAGGAACGTTGAATTTTTCTGCGGAGGTTATGGATGTTTTAACACCTGGCGGAAGTGGTAGTGGCGGCCAAGAACAGTTTCAAAATATGTCCAGACATATGCAGAATTCTGATGACATAATGTTCAAGAAAATTGTGAAATATCCTATGGATATGTCCAGTAGTATGGATCATACATTCTTCCAATGTTATAGTTATCAACCCCCATATGCAGGAGCTCTTGGTGGTTCTGGTGGTGGTTCTGCTGGACAAGGAGTTACAAGAGGTACACCATTCAAAAAGAAATTAGGTGCAGGTATAAAACTACCTATGCCCAACAATATGATGGACTCAAACACAAGGAAATGGGCTGAGGAAAATATGAATACTCAGGCTATGGGTGCAATCCAACAAACAAGTAAGAGAGCATGGACTAGTATGTTTACTGGTGATTTCTTTGGGATGGGTGGAGCTATGAGAAAACTCAGTCAACAATTTGATAGAGTATCACAACAAAGTGGTAGAACTGACATGATGGCAAACCATATAAGTCAGTTGGCAGAGAAAATGGGAACCCAAGTTAGTCCAGAAGATATCCTAAAAAGAAGTGTAGGTGTTGTAGCTAACTCAAACACCGAACTTTTATTTACTGGAGTAGGACTAAGAACTTTCCAATTCCAATACTTAATGAGTCCAAGAAATTCATTGGAAGCTCACAATGTAAGAATGATTCTTCGTGCATTTAAACAATGGTCTGCTCCTAGAAAACTAAAAAGAATTAATTCAGGTGCTGAATCAGGTAAAGCAGGCGCCCCTTCATTCTTCCTAGGAACACCAAACATATTCAGAATACGATATGTTACTGAAAATAATAAAAATATCCTTGGTGTAAACAAATTCAAACCATGTGCATTGACTCAATGTGATATTAACTATACGCCTGAAGGAAAGTGGATGTCATATGATCATGGTATGCCTATCGCTGTTCAATTGAACCTAACATTCCAAGAACTAGAACCAATCTACAACACAGATTATAGTAAAGATATTGCTGAAGGTAGACAGCATAATCCAGAAACTCCAAATGATGTAGGAGATCTAATGCCTATCGCATTGATCAAACAATATGATGAAAACTCATCAGACGTAGGTTACTAAAATGCAAGGTTATTTCTCATACTTCCCAGACTTAGAATACGTCTCTAGAATGACCGATAGGTCAGCTAACGATGAATATATTCCTGTAAAGAATCTCTTCCGAAGACCTAAAATTCGTGATGACATGATGAGTGTTGTCACTTACTTTGAAGATTATATGATCTTAGGTAATGAAAGGCCAGAAGAGGTTGCAGAAAGAGTATATGGAGATCCTCGTTTTGATTGGATTATTCTGATTACAAATAATATCACTAAAATAAGAGATGAATGGCCTCTTACTGATGTTGACTTTAGAAAATTTGTATTATCCAAATATGGCAGTGACGAAAAATTAGAAGAAGTTCACCACTATCTTACTGAATTATTTGTAGATGACTTTGCTAGAGTAGTAATACCAGAAGGTCTAGTAGTAGACTCTAACTTCGATTGTAGTTATCTAGAAAGAAATAAAAATAGGCAAACAGAAGTTTCCCTAAGTGGAACAATTCAACTAAATGAAATGTCCTCAGTAGATGCTGCAGGTACAGTTAAAGATAGTAGTGGCAATATAATTACTCATGGTAATGTATTCCCAATTACTAACTATCAATATGAACAAGAACTAAACGATGCTAAAAGAAGAATCAAAATACTTAAAGATGACTTCTTAGATGTAGTTGTAAGTGATATGACTAGCATAATGAAATATAAAAAATCTACTAATTATATTTCTAGAAGATCTAAGTCTGCATATAACCCAAGACTAAGTGGGCAATAAAAAAAGGGGTCGTAAGACCCCTTTTCTTTTAGGAATTAACAGTAATCTATGACTCTGCTAGTTGTTGAAAATAACTCAATGCGTCATCTTCTTCTTCCGTTGTCTGATTCGTTGCCGCAGCAGCGATCTTTTCTAACTCCTCATCAACAGGAGCAGCCACCTCACGATGGTTGTCCTCATCAGCAACCTCTGGATCTTGATAACGTAATGAACCAGTTGGTAGTTTAGTACCAAGAACTGTGTCAAGACGAGTCTTAAGAGCCTCATAAGGTTTGAACTGATCTTCAGCGGTGAACTCACTGAGGTCGTAGATCTTATTGTAGATCTCCTCTAGCTTCGCATCATCATCTAAAAGTGCCTCAACCTTACCGAACTCTGAACTATCATAGTTCCAGAATCCTGCAACCTGTTTAATCTTCAACTTGAAGTTAGCACCTTTCCAGAAATCAAAAGGATTAATTGGTTCTTCATCCTCAAACTCTGGTTGCATAGAAGCAGTGATCTTATCAAAGATCTTCTTACCGAACTTATAAAGGAATACTCCTCCTTCATTCTCAGGATTACTTGAATCCTTCACAACATAAACGTTTGCATAGTAAGAAAGCTTACGCTTCTGCTTACGAGCAATATCTTTATCAGACTCTCTACCACTATTCCATAGACTCCTGTTAAGTTCACCAACAGGATCATCTTTACCAAGTGTAGTCAAAGAGTTTTCAATATACCAACCACCAGGCCCTTGAAAGGCATGACTCCAAACTTGTGACCAAGGAAGTTCACAATTAGCATGTGCAGGAAGGAATCGAATAACTGCGTATCCGTTACCTGCCTTATCTACAGCTGGTTTCCAAAGACGTTCATCAACATTCTTACCACCCTTTTCGTTGAGTTTCTCAACTTTCTTCATTAATCTCTCTGTGAGAGATCCTGCTTTAGATTGTTTCTTTAATGCAGCAAATGACATTTAGTATTCTCCGTATTTTTGTATTTGTTAGGATTGTTTGTATTATACCGAATAATCAGTCCTTAGGCAAGTTATTTTCTAACTTATCCAAGGTTTGACTCATGACATCAAAAAATGAATTGATATCTTGGCCAGGTTGTAGACCTAGAAACTTTGCAGATTCTAAGATCTGTTCCCTCATCTCAATAGCATCAGGGTCATCCTTCTCCAACTTCAGACGAAACATAAAGTTTCTCTGTTTATCGAGAAGTTTTTTCATATTAGTAATATGTCTCCTTCCAGCAGCACTGCTAGGGGATTCTTTGAATCCAGAGGAAACAATTCCACTCATAATGTCTTCTTGTAATTCCTGTATCTCTGCCATAGCAGCACGAACTACAGGAGACTTGAAAAATCCACTCATGTTAAGACTCTGACCTACTAGTATTTATAAGGGTTTAGCGTTTTTTTATCCACCTTGGAAGGTAGAATATTCCGAAGGAAAGACCCCAGAAAATAGCTAACACTATTATATGGAATACCCTATTAGGGTTAACAATTAAACCACAGGTTACGAATGATATCCATAACCAATCTATAGTACCATGAAGTCTGTACCAGATGTTATCACCAAATCTTTTGATGAAACCATCTCGTCTTTTTGCGAACCACGGTGATACATGGCGCATCATAACAAAACCCTCATTAAAAAACATGAGAGTGAAACCAATCCAAAAAATCATATCGGTAGTTTAGATCTAGAAGTTCTCTTAAGGTAGTTTAATTCCGTAGCTTCTGCTTTTAACTTGTCTTTAAGAGGTTTGGAAATTAATTTCCCTACAGACTCAAATTCAATGTTTTTTTCTTCGCAATAGCTAATAATCGCCTCAATATAATTGAGATCGGATTTAAGTACAAGCTGTTCAATATCACTTGTGAACTTGTTCTGACAGAGAAATTTCTCTTGTAATAGTTCGTTAACCTCTTTCTCCATACTCACTAAGTTTGTGGGTGACGAATTCTTTGATATACTTGGTAAGAAGTTTAATATACTCACCTTTGTTGCGTTTTTCATAAACTTTAACATCTCCATTATCAGCGACCATTAAAGTCACGATCTTCTCTACCGCTGTGCCTGTCATTTCATAGTACATACAGGCGTATGCGGTTTCTTGGACGAAATAGTTTTCCAACCATTTCTCAGGTTTGATTTTCTTAGATGTTTTGAAGTCTATTATGGCTAACTCGCCATTATACTCTGCAATACAGTCTACTCTTCCTGCAATACCAAAGTATTCAGAATACAATGGTTTTTCTAGAGCATGTATATTATTTATATTGTCTAAAGAATCTTTAGCTGCAATAAACAACGCTTTAGTTGTTGGAAGTACACCATCTATGGTATCAATATCCTGATTCAACAGGTATTTTTCCACTAGATCGTGAAATCTTGTACCTCTATCGGTAGATACTTTCGTAATCTTATTGGCAGTCTCTTCACCAACTTTCTTACGCCAGTTTATAAAAATTTGGCGATTATAAAAACTAGTTACCGAGGTGATAGAAGGGGCTTTCTTACCATTTGGAAGATCATAATATCTCACCCCATCTATAGTATTGGCTTCTAACTCAAAATCACCAAGTTTATTCAAATGAGTAAACGTCATAAAGAAAGTGCAAGTTTAGTAACCAAATAGTTTCTTACTAGACCAGAGCGAACAATATCATCTATACCGAATTCAACAACACCGAAATCATCTTCCATGATCTCAATGATACGTTTAAAATCTAAGATGCCATTCTTCTCATATGATTTTGTAAGATCTGTTTGAGTAGAGTCACCGCAAAACATTATTTTACAGTTATCTCCAACTCTTGTTATTATACTATCAAGTTCGTGAAAATTCAAGTTTTGCATCTCATCAACTAGGACAATGCAATTATCAAGTGTTGTTCCACGGATAAATGAAGTACTCCAGAATGAAATTGTCTCCTGTGTTTTCAGATTGCCATAGAGCATCTCAAAATCACTATCAGAAGGCATTTCAAACATGTACTTTACCATATTCTTATAGGGAATCTGGTAAAGGAATGATTTATCTTCATGATCGCCAGGAAGAAAACCAATTTCTCTTGTAGATACTAGAGACCTTACGATGTATATTTTATCAAAAGGTGTTGTATCATCAAGAACATCTTTTAGGGCAAGATAGAGACTAATAAAAGTCTTACCTGTACCCGCTGCACCATAAGCAAAAATATTCTTACCTTTTGCATAATGGTCAAAAAGAATCTTTTGATTGTCCGTTATCGGTTCTACCTCTACCAACATGCCATTATTGATAGGTTTCTTGCGCCTCATCTGTTTCGCAGTCATACCTACTCCAATTGGATCATTGGAGTTACTTCTTTTCTTTCTTGGCATGTTAGGTGATACCTCGATTTGCTAAACGTCCTTGAATTCCCCCAGACCTTTCAGCTTTGTCTGTAATCTCTTTCCAGCCTGGATGTTTATTATTCAGTTTATCTCTCCATTCTCCAACTTCTCCTACCCCTGGCATTGTAGATGGATCTGACCAATCTCTATGCCAATCAGGATTGTCTTTACACCACTGAGACCACTCAGTAATGCTCATCTGTACTTCTTTCTGTTCTCCTGTCTCTTTATGTATTACTGGATAAGTAGCCATATTAGAAAAAATTAAAGTTGATATTAAATCGTCCCATAGCATCCGTAGTATTAGTGGAACGATGTTTAACACTAGGATCGAATAAAAATAATCTATTCTCAACACTATCTATTTTAGTACCATCTTCAAATTCTGTAAAGCCGTTACAGGTATTCAATGCAAAAATAGCGCCCTGATGACTGAAATCTTGGTCAGTATGATAGGGATGCTTGTGAAAAGTTTCACAATAAGGATAAAAGTTTACTTTAACCCTAAGCATAGTCTTATACTGACATGCTAAATGGAATTTAGGAAGAAAAACGTCTCTAATGACACCCCAAGACTCATCAACTGGTTCGTCATTCAGATAGATCGTTTTAACAGAATAATAATTCCAATGAAGAATTTCTGTTTCCTCTCCAGAAGCGCCTGGGATAGGACTGTATTCTAGATTACTGAAAGCATTTTTAACATAATCAAACTCTCGATGATCTAAAAAATTATCAATTATCTCAGGTTTCATCAGATTCCATGACTTTTTTTACCTTCTCAGCAGCCTCTTTTACGTTCTCAACTAAATCTTGAACAAGATCTCGTTCCCATCCAAGGGCTTCAGAGACAACGGGAAACTGACCAACGAATACATCTTTACAAGCATTCGCAATGTCCATATGTTCCTTCTGAGTACCGTTGGCAGTCCTCAGAGAGATATAATGGATCCAAGAACGACATGAACCAGTCATGTATATTCTAGTCGGTGTGGCGAGAGGTAGAACCATCCTAGCACATTCCTTTGCAACACCAGACTTAAGCATCTGTTCATATAATGCCTCACAAGAACTAAACAAAGTTACTATTTGTTTTTCTATAGTCTGTCTAATAAAAGGATCCAAATCGTCTGTCGAGTTTTGACGATTCTTTGTATCCTGTCTCCTAAGATCAGGCAATGGGATCTTACCCAATGCTGAACTATCAGCATATCTCTGACTAAATTCTTGAAAAGTAAAAGACCTATGACGTAGTATCTGTGCAGCAATGGCACGAGTAGTCTCGATCTCTAAAGTCATAGAAGACTGTTCAAATACAGACCAATGCTGATGATTGATACAGTAATTTAACAGTCCAGCAAATTTTTCATTGTCCTGATTATTGGGATTAGATACTCTGGCAATATATGCCATAGTCTTCTCCGCATCAGGAGTGACATTAACTAATTGTACGTTCATAATTCTTCTATCTGATCGCCATAAGTGACTTTTTCTTTCTCTTTGGTTCTGATAGTATAAGAATCTGTATTTGAGTAAACCTCTGATTCCAGTGCATCTACAAGAGATCTTAGGTTCTTATAGATTAGTTTTAATCTTTCTCTATCGGGTTGGGCCATTTTAAACGTAATAATTGAAATTGATTACACACCTACGAAGTTCATCGGTACATGATGTGCCTGCATGTTTCAGATTAGAATCAAATATTAACATACGATTGGCTATACTGTCAACCTTTGTTCCATCTTCAAATCTAGTGTAACCATTATTGGTATTCACATAATAGATGGAAGTGATAGCATCGTCAACATCAGTATGCAATTCATACTCTTCTATTTCAGGTGTTTTCATATTTAGATTGGCCTTAATCCTAACAATTGCTGATGGGTCTATCCTTTCTATCATAGGGATAAGACCACCCCAGTATTCACTTCTAGGTTGATATCTATGATAGAAAATATGACAAAACTGGTACTTTCCATCTCCAGGCATGTTTATGCCATCAGAAAAGTTCCAGTTAAGTAAGGAATCATCCATCATAAGTTTACGAAGGTTTTCGTAATCTTCTGGATTTAGAAAATCATCATAAACCTTCAGTTGCTTCATCAGCTTCCTTCAGTAAGTTTGACACATATTTCTCTGTGCCATCCATAGTTTTTACAGCAAATAAATTAGACTTCATATACTTCTTCGTCTTCTTATACTTCTTGATGAGTTTTGCATACTCCTCAGCATTCATTTCAACCTTACCTGTACTAGTAGGGTTTTCCTGTCTCACTTCATCCATTTTTCTTCTTCTGTGGTTTTTTGGGTTTCTTCTCTGGTTCTGGTTTGAGCATACTATCTCTCCAGAGTTTAGGGTTCATTTGACCTTCAGTTTGCGTCCACTTCTTCAAACCTTTCTTATACTTATCATAGTAATGATCAAACATATCCACCTGTTTCTGACATAAAGTAATGTCATAACAAGTTTTATCTGACTTCTTACCATCAGTTTCCACTTCCTTAACATACTCTACGAGATATGCTGTATAAGGAAGTTTCTTGTTTTGTGCTAGTTTGGGATCGCAATCTTCATGAATGATTTTCAACTGCGGTTCCCCCATGTGATTTCTGGCCATGCTGCAGTAACTAGATCCTGAGTAATACCATACTTGGTTCCCAAAGCCTTATCCTTTGCAAGAATAAGAATCTCAGCCTCTGCTTGAGGAAGAGTCTCTAACAAATTAATAAAGATAGTTTCTCTCTTTATCTTATTGAGTTGGTCATCACCACCTTTAACAAAACGATAGAACTGATTTGCACAGTTACGAATCGTAGTTCTGGATGGAACTCCTTTGTCCTTATCTGCAAGTTCAGCTGTATCTACAGGTTGGTATGGAACACCACCTTCAGGTAATACAGATACTACACTTGGATCAAAGTTCCAAATCATTACCATTTTAAAAGAATCATCCCCATGTTGTCGGAGTAGATTTACTTTCTTCGCTTTAACTCTTTCAGAATCAACAGCTTCTAATAGTTCATGTACCAAAGGATTAGGTGGCAGTTCTTTTTTCTTAACTGTCACCGTCCTTGGTTTAGTCACAGGGGTTTTAGTTGCTGTAGTTTTGCGAGTCCTAGGTTTCCTAGTAGACGTAGATTTACTCTTCGTCGTCTTCTTCGCTGTCGTCATTGTTTTCAAACCTCACGGCTACGATTTCATCGGGAAGTATATTCCCATTCTCGTCAAACATCTCTGGGTGTGTGTACACTGCCTGTTGTTGTAATCCGAGATAATTATTTTGTTGGGCTAACCAGCCAATTATACCACCAATAAACAGAAATGTCACGCATAACATGGTCATTACAACAAGAATTGAAGCTTCCATTGGTTTTCTCCCAAGATTAATTACTGGTTTTGTCTTTAATGTCGAATGATAGACTAAATTCTTTACCGAATAGAGTAAATCTTAAATCGAGTAGATTTTTAGGTGATGGTTTCGGTTTTTGTTCTCCCTTTAGTAATAGTTCAACGCCCTTATTTATGTCCATGTCTGGAGGTAACATATCAAATCACCCTATGTTCTTTTAAATATTTTAAGGTTTGATTAGCATCTCCTAGATGTTTGTCATTAAAAATGATTTGAGGTAGGGCAAGAGTGTTTGGAAACTTTTCCTCAAATTCTTCTGTAGTATAATCAACATCAAGTTCTTTATACTCATAATCTTTTCCTAATAGTTCAAGAACAGTTTTGATCTTGAAACACATAGGGCAATCCTCTTTTCCGTAGATAATAAACATAATCCTAATACTTAACTATTTCCACTGAAGGCCATTGATGTTTAAACACCAAGAGGGCAGAAAGGGATTCTTCATTAAAACAAACCGTAAAATAAACTTCATGTCTTCTGTTGTCCAAACTTCTTTTTTGATCTTCATCACCTATAAAAAGAACCCGACCTTCGGTATATGTACCTCCGCCGTCGGGAACTCTTACTATTGAATTTTCACGGATTTTTAGCGTTTTCGCAGTATCTAAGAAAATGCTCTTCAATTCCTCTGGTGTCTTTTTTACCCTGCGATACCCAGATTTGGCAAAATTCATAGAGGAACCTGACATGATCTAAATCATTGTAAAGTTTAAGTGCTAAAAAAGATTCTTGACGTATTTTCATACGTTCTTCACTATATCTCCAATCATCCATTGATCGAATTCCAGTCATTTTGGAATAACTCTAAGCCCTTATCAGTCAAAATATGGTTATACATCTTGTCAAAGATTGAAGGAGGCATAGTTACCACCTCTGCTCCGACAGAAAAACACTTGGCAACATCAGCTACATTCCTCAAAGACGCAGCCAATACTTGAGTTCTTGACAAGTGTTCTTTATATAGAGATGCAATATCCTTGACTAATCCCACTCCATCAAAAGAGTTATCATCAACTCTACCTACAAATGGTGAAATGTAGGTGGCATCAGCCTTTGCAGCAAGAACTGCCTGTGCGACTGAGAAACATAATGTTACATTAACCGTGAATCCATCTGATGTTAACATCTTACAAGCTTTCAGACCTTCTTGAGTCAATGGTACTTTAATAGTAACATTATTCAGTCCTTTAAATGCTTGTGCCTGTTCTATCATCTCAGGAGCAGTCTCTGCAACTACCTCTGCAGATATAGATTCAAAATAAGGAAACTCACCAGAGATCTTTTTAATTGTCTCTATTGGGTCTCCACCACTCTTCAATATGAGTGTGGGATTTGTTGTAACGCCATCTATAAGACCTGTCTGAACTCTTTCATTAATCAGGTCAAAATCGGCGGTATCAAGGAAGATCTTCATGTTTTTGTTTTTTGTTTTGTCGTTTGATCATTTTTGCATACATCACATCTGAATCCGTCCAAAGTTGTGGATTCTTCTTTGCTTGTTTAATTAACCTTTTCGCTGTCTTTCTAAGATCCTTTCTCTGTAACTCGTCTTGCACCCTGTAACTTCTCCGTTTTCTTGTGAACCTTAGTATTTAACATAGGGGATAGGTAAAAGTACGCTTTGTCCTGTAAAGGCATAGATTCTCTTAACTTTCTCACCACTAAGATTTGTTTTTCTAATAGGTTCACGACATAGGGCCCTGATTATGGAACCCCCTGATCCTCAAATCTTTCTGTAGATAGACTAATACAGTCTCTCTAACTTCCATCAACTCATTATAACACTTTTGGTTATGAGCGCAAGATCTAAGTTGATTATCAGGTTTTTGCACAGACTCTATAAAGATGTCTAATGCCCTCCTGTACTTCTCAATCTTAGTCTCATCAACATCTATAGATCCTTGATCTTTCATGGTGTTTGTTGCGGCTTTTCAGTGCAGTATTTCTCTGCACCTGTAACCAATGCAATCTGTTCGATATTCATCCATTGTTTTTCCATTTCCTGAGCAAGGTACATGATCTTTTTGTCATGTATCTCATCTGCTTCTAGAAGATGTGCAATAGTAGCAGTCAAAGTTTGTCTTTTACCATCTCCATCCTTTAGATAAATGGAATAACTGGTTCGGAATTTCCTAACCAAATGAATTCTTAGAGCAGCATATAAAAATAAGTTACTAAGGACAATTAAAAACCAAGTCATTCACCTCGTCTCCAATTATTAATGTTGGATTTAACAAATCCCCAAAGGAGTTTAATAAATCCCTTGAGACTGTTACCTTCAATCTCTTCAAACATCTGCATGTTTAACTTAAAGGCAACATTTGCCTCTTCGATAATTGCATCTTTCTGAGATTCATCAATGGGTAGATTATCCAATGCGGCACGGTATTTAATCTTAAATTCCTTACCATCTGGAATCTCGTCAAATTCATAAAAAGCAAGACCCCCATCCTGAAGATTAAGAGCCTTCTCTGCTATGTTTTTGAGTATCTGACCACCAGACAAGTCACCAAGGTAACGTGTATAGTGATGTCCCACTAATAGTTCTGGGTCAACTTCCCTAATGCGATTAATGTAATTTTGGCATCCGTCTGTTGGAGCGATAATATCTCTCCATTGAGAACCATAGAAATACTCACAATCCTTTGCTAAGGAGGGGCATCGTTTTAATTCATCGAACGCTATAGGGCCAAGTACAGGGTTATCTTTCTTCTTGGCAACTTCTTCTTCAAGTGCTCTATACACAAAGTAGAAATTAGCAATTAGTCCCCTATAATTCTCCTCATTAACCATGCCTGCAAGGAAATTCTTAACGAATCCCGTATTCTCAGCCATAGTATGAGACTTCTTTGTACCTTCTTTGATTTGCTTTGAGAAATCCATATTTTTAAGGTTACCTGATCATTTTACTGCATCTTCATCCTTTTGTCCAGCGGGATGGAAAGAATATTCATTATTCCATTTAAATGCAGTATTATTTAATTCCTGTTTTTTAGGATCAGGAATCAATTTATTTAGAGCCCGTATAATAAGGCCCTTAATCTTCCTTATCATTAAACCTTACTCCCTCACAATCAGATTTAGAGCAGTAATAACGTCCCTCCTTATCTGTTGATTTAGTCAAATATTCACAGTCTGCTGTCCACTCATCCATAGCCTCTCTGACAATGGATTTTATCTCTTCCCTCCACTTCTCACGATACTTCTCATATCGTTCCATTCTTTTTTCTTTGATCTTTTTGAAGTTAAACATCGGTCTCTTTTAGGTAATCGACAAATAGTATACCATCTAAATGATCCACTTCATGTTGTACAACTCTCGCTGCCAATCCATCAAGTTTCCATTTCTTATATTTACCATCCTTATTCTGGAAGGTTACCCTAATTTCTTTAGGTCGTGACACCTCTCCATTTTGATCTGGTACACTTAGGCATCCCTCATCAAATAATACCTCTTCCTCACTTTTCCAAGTGATTTTGGGATTTACCATTAAATGAGTATATCTGCCATGTTCTTCTGTTGTCTCATCTACAATTATAACTCTCTTATTAATCCCTATCTGAGGTGCTGCAAGACCAATACCATCTTCTTCATACATGGCCTCACACATATCCGTGAATAATTTATGTATCTCATTCTTCTCGAATACCACTTCCTCAGAAGTAAGTCGTAAACATCTGTCTCCTATTCTTTTAATCTTCATAAACTCCAATCTTGATAAGGTGGTTCTTCCTCTCCAACACGATACTTAAAGTGTTCCGTGTCAAAGTATGATGGAGGCAATTCATATCCGCCAACGTCATACGGGCCTGCCATCCTCTTTTTATATTCTCGTTCGTCTAATACTTCATTAATAAGGATTTTCATCTCCTTAGCATAAGTCTCGGTAAATAACCTACGAGGTCTAACCTCAGCAGGTTTGTGTTCTTGTGGTTTACCATCAGGGACATAATTTGGATCAACTGGGCCACCCATTCCCTGTGTATCAATTTTACTCATTTTATCCTTGCCATAACATATCGGGCATTGCTGCTGGTTGTTGTCTACCTACTGTAAACATAAGGATAAAGTATCCTATGAACCATATGATATTAAATATCCATGCTTGTCTAATCAAATACTTTCGGATACCCATAGCAACAAAGACATTCTTCACATCTTTGGGAACATCCTCATCACCTCTGGCTCTAAGTATCTGTTCTATTATCACAGCAATAATTGCGCCTATCACCAGAGGATAGAATACAAAATTTGCAAATGACATTATCGAGATTAGAAAAATCATTTCTTTTTAAATACTCCTGTTTGAACTAATACGAACATTGTAAGTGTTGTCCAAAAAATAATATACCACATGATTTATTTGCGTATAATAAAAACCTCGTCTTCATCATCCTCATCATCATCTGGTTCGGGTCTAAAGACAAGTAATTGTTCTCCATTCTTGATATCCCTCATTTCTGGATGAAGGGTATCTCTTCTTGGTGGAGGTTGTTTGTTTGCAGCTTCTAATGTAGAAGTCATAACTTTCCACATAAATGCAAATGTCGCTCCTGCTGTTCCTGCGAACAACACGAAATATAGCAAAAATGCGAAGTCGTTCATTAGATTCTAGGTATATAACCCCGTGCTTTCATTGCTGTATCCTGAATCATGGGCATCAGATCTTCCTTAACCGACTCTGTAATATCGTCAATGACGTTTACATCTAAGTCCATAAATGGTGGAATGATGCCTAAAATCCTTAATAATCCGTCCACAAATAATGCAAGACAGATAAATCCAAGAATCATACTAATTATAGTGGCCTTAAAGTTATGGTCAGCCATTGATTTCTCATCAATAGCACGAGCTTCTTCTAAAGCATTAGCAATCATTTGATCTACTTCTGCCTTGGTATAGAAATCCCCTATAATGGGTATGTCATGTCTGTCTGGACTCATAATCTATATTTAGGTTAGATTCCTCAATATCTATGGGGAATCTGGTCATAAGCAGTCTTTGGATCATCATCCTCTGACTTTTCATCAACTAAACCCTCTTTCTTAAGTTTTTTGTAATTATAACATCCTTCAAAGGAGGGTTTAATCTTTGCAGGAGGTAGGCCACCTTGTTCTAAGACTTCATCCAAGA